GATGTGCATTGATATTGAACATGATATAAAGGTGCTACTTTTGGAGAATCTTGAAAATGATGCCGGGGAAGATGGTTATGATATAGTTGATAATTTTTTGAGTAATAATCCATATATTGCTGGTAAAATAGAAGCTGCAAGTGCATCTCCGTTTACTGGAAACTTAATCAAAAAATACTTTACGATTCAAAGAGTGTATAATCCTCAGAAGGGAAAATCGGAAAATAAAATAACAGCGTTTGATTGTCCGGCCTGGGTATTGATGGAATTATTGAGCTTTGGAGATTTCATTCATTTTTATGAATATTATTATGGATTGAAGGGTAGTATACCAGTTGATATATCTATGATTAATCTGGTGAAGAGCTTACGAAATGGATGTGCACATAACAATTGTATCATTGCGGATTTGAATCCGGGAAGTTCTACAGCGCCGGCAGCTATATATCGAATAATCAAAAAAATGCCAGATATAAATAAAAATCAGAGGCAAAAGAAATTGTCCTGTCGTGCGGTTTTAGAGTTTGTTAGTATGCTTTGTGTATATGATATGGTGGTATCCGAGAAAGTAAAAAAACACCGAATTAATGAGCTTAAGCAATTGTTTGATGTTCGTATTAGAGAAAAAAAGGGATTTTTCCAAAAGAATCAGCTGATAAC